AGGGCGGCAGCGTGCAGGACATCACCCCGAAGTTCCCGCCGGAGGCGCTGCCCCTGCTGGAAAAGCTGATGCAGGTGATCGAGAAGATCAGCGGTTTCGACAACATGATGTCCGGCCAGGGCCAGTCGGGAGTGCGATCCGCCGAGCAGGCTAACCCGATGATCAAGATCGCCGGCTCCCGCATGAAGGACCGTTCGCTGATCATTGAGCGCCAGTGCGCCCAAGCAGCAGACCTTCGGCTGTCCATCATGGAAGCGAAGGACGGTCGCAACTACTGGACGGACGCTGAAAAGCCGGAGGAAACATCATTCCTGCTGGCCGATTTGCCCGACGATCGCAGGGTTGTGGTGGACGGCCACACCACCAGCCCGATCTTTGCCGACGATCACGAGCAGCTACTGCTCGCCGGCCTCCGTTTGGGTTTGGTGGACAAGGAGTCAGCCATTGAACAACTGCCGTTCCAAAACAGGGACGTCATCCTGACCAGGCATCGCGACGCAGAGAAGAAGCAAGCCGCAATGCTGGAAGCACTGCACAAGCAGGACCCGGAAGCATGGGCGAAGCTGCTCTCCAGCGGAGGACACAAGCGATGAGACTGGCCGTCGTGATCGCCGCGCTGTGCTTGTCTGGGTGCGGCCCGGCAGCGCAGCGCTATTGGGACTGCGCTCACAGCCGCGAAGTCGGCCGTGAACCGCTACAGGTCAACGCCCTGTTCGGCTTGGCGGGCGCAGATCTGCCGTCCAGCAACGAACACGATGCGTGGCACGACCGGCTGGTGATGTGCGTCAATCGGGACGTTGCTTCGCGGTAACTAGTCGATAAATGCTGTCGCCAATCGGTGGGTTGTGAGACCATATCCAGGCATAAATCCTGGCGTAACGGTCTTTTTCCATCCGCCTCGCGCAATACCGCCGATCGGCTTCGGCCCAATCTTCCCGTTCGTTCGTCTTCACGGCGCCATCTTCTCGTGGCCGCCACAAATCGCAGCGAACTCTCGGAATTGTTCGGTCCCTTCAGTCTTTTGCAGTATTGCAGAAATCCGGGTGAGATATCTCTTATAAAGTTTGTATTTGACGATATCTACGTTGTCCATAGGTCGTTCCGCATCTATCCCCAAGTCGTAGATACCTTCTGCATGAGCCTGCAGTATTGAGTCCCTGTCCATTTTGTTCTCGTTTATCCTGCCGTCCGTAAAGACCTTTGATATCTGCATGAGTGCATCGATTTCAGACATCACCTCGACTCTTCCACTAATCACGGTGTCGGGGTCCAGTCCGTGAGAAACCGCCCAGTCATACAGACGGCAGTTGAAATTACCCTGCGGTCTTTCTGCGATAGGTTCCCTCACTCGATCACCGGCCTGCTCGCCCATATCGTGAACTCCTTCCTCGGTAAATAATATCGCCTGCCGATGCGGCGGTGCGGCGGAGGGTTCGGCCCCCGCAATCTACGCCGCAGTTCCCCGGCGGAAATCCCCAACAAAAACGCACCCTCCTTGGGCACGATGAACTCACTCGGGTTCGATGTCGGGGCCGCCTGCCGCTTCATGGGCCAACAATACAGACGCGCGCACTGTTTGCACAATACATACAGTGCGAGCAATGCGCGGAAGTCATTGCTCTATCACGGTCCGGTGTGTGTTTCTGTGCCTGCCCAGATTCAAAGTCACCTTCAGCCAGCAATGGTCCGGGCGGCGGCGATAACGAGGAGCGTCTGGGCGCGTGCAACCCATGCTGAAGGAGGCATTCATGACCAATCGCATGAAGCGCGGCCACAAGCGGCGCGGCCGCTAACGAACGATCGCCATGTCGGGCAGTATCGCACCAGCACCTTCTCCTGCATCACCTGCAACGCCGCCACCTGCGGGAATGCCGCCATCGGGTCAGCCGCCTATCGGCTCCTCCCCAGCGACGGGACCAACGCAGAACCTCGGCTACGCTGCGAAAGGAATGCAGGCCGTTGGCGCGCTTCTGCAAGGCATGGCGATGGTTATTCCCCTCGTCGGGCCGCAAACCCCGGTCGGGCAAGCCCTTGCCAAGGCCATGATCGACATCGGCAAGCACGCCCCTCCCGGCTCCAGCACGCCCCAGGGCGAGAACAACTTCATCAAGAGCATGGCGCAGAAGCAGGCCCAGATGGGGCCGCAGCGCGCCGCTGTTGCCTCGCAGGCCCCCGGCGGTCAGCCGCCCGGCGCCGCACAACCACCGCCGATGGCGGCATAGGAGAGACCAATGCCGAACCTTTTTCAGGACCCGACCAAGTCCGTTCCGAAGTCCGATGCGCAGATCGTTCGCGTCGATATGGAGCAGATGGACATCGGCGGGCGCAAGTCGCACCTCCCCGACGGGCAGAAGTCCACCGACATGAGCATCACCCACGTCCCCAACGCTGGGACGAAATAGCCCATGGCCGCCCGCCAAGTTGACGAATCGGAATACCTGTCTTCGCAGGCCGTGGTTGCGACCGTCAACCAGATGTTGGCGAACCCGGCCTCTCGCAAGGTCCTGCTGCAGGCTCGGAAGATCGCCGATCCCAACGCGGTCATCCCGGAGATCGACGCCGCCGCACCGCTTCAGACCGAAGTGAGCGAAATGCGTCGCCTGCTGGCCGAGGATCGCTCCGAACGCGAGCGCGAGCGGGCCGCCGCCGCCGAGCAACGCCAGATTGCGGACTTTCAACAGAAGTGGGATCGCCAGAAGGCGGCCCTGCGGTCCAAGGGCTTCCGCGAGGAAGGCATCCAGGCCGTCGAGACGTTCGCGCAGGAGAACGGCATCGGTGACCTGTCGATCGCAGCGGACGCATGGGAGCGCCGCAATCCGCCGCCTGAGCCAGCGGCGCCGAGCGGCGGGTCGTGGAACTTCTTCGATCAGCCGGCGGAAGACGACACTTTCGTCAAGACAATGCTGGACACAAGAGGCGACAACGAGGCGGCTTTGGATCGCGAGATCGCCGCGAGCCTCAAGGACTTTCGCAGTCAGTCGGCGGCTCGTCGGTAAGCCGATGAAGAACTCAACACAGGGAGCGATTTAGGATGCCGTTGCCAGGAACAGGCGTCGCTCCTTCAGGCGGACTATACAACGAACTGACGGCCGTGACCCGCCGCGCGTTCGTCCGGCGCCTGTTCGTGCAGCTCTATTTCGCAAGTCCGAGCCTCTACTATCTGTGGGGCAACTCGCAAAAGGCGGCTGGCGGCCTGAACCAAGTGACGATCCCGTTGCAGGGTCAGAGCATGGTGCAGGGCCAGTTCACCGGCTACTCTGGCGGCTTCAACAGCCCGGTCGTGACGCCCGGCGTGCAGAACGGTCAGTGGAACCTCGCCTACTGGGTGGTTCCAATCCCGCTGCCCTTCGGCGAAACCGTGATCCAGGCCACCGATCGCGAGATCAGCCTGCTCAAGGCGCGGATGAACGACGCCTATGCCGTCACGCGGCAGAACATCGCGCGGCTGCTCTACCAGAACAACACGGCCAGCCCCCTGCTGCCGAACTCGTTTCTGGACGCTTTCGACAACGGCACCAACGCGCCGACTTATGGCGGCATCAACCGTCTGGCGGCGGGCAACCAAGCGTTCCAGGGCCAGTATATCAACATGGCCGCCGCGCCATGGAATGCGAACCCGTTCAACGTCAACACGGTCGGCTTCACGCGCAAGGCGATGGCCAGCCTGTTGACGAAAATCACCGACGCAGCGGGCGGCGAGGCCCCCACGTTCGGCGTGATGAACCCCAGCGACTTCGCGACGCTGAACAACGACTTCATCGGCGTGGAAGCCGGCTTCATCCGCCCCGGTGCGATGTTCACGAATGACACGCCGATCCGGTCAAGCTTTCCGAACCTGAACGTGTCCGGCGTGCCGCTGTTCGCAGACCATTTCTGCCCGGTCGGCAGCATGTTCTTCTGCAACTGCAAATACACGAACCTGTATCTCAGCGAGGACGCTGCCATGGACTTCAGCGGGTTCTACTCGCTGGTTCCGTTGGGGCAGATCGGGCAGCAAGGCATCGTCATCCTCGGCTACAACCTTGTGTCGGCGAAGTCGTCTTCGGGCGCCTGGATTTATGGAATCGGAGGGGCGGCCTACTAATGACCCAGTTTCTGAGCGGTCCCGGCGTCGGCCTTCCGCCGCCCCAGTCCCTGT